AGAATCGGCATGGAAGTCTCGGGACGGTGAAGATGTATTTTCACAAAGAATACACAAAATTTTCAAGTGTGGAGGAGTAGAGAATGGCTGAGACTTATTTTAAAAATGAAGTTGAAAAGTTTCAATATTTTCAATTGCCTAAATGGCTTTTTAAGGAGCCTTATAAAAAGTTATCAAACAACGCAAAAATAATGTACGCTTTGCTTTATAATCGTTTGGATTTATCTTTGGAGTCAAAGTGGCATGATCGAAATGGCAAAGTCTTTATGTATTTTACAACAGCTGAATTTTGCGAAGAGTTGGGTTGTTCTGAGAAGACAGTGACCAAGATTAAAAAGGAGCTTGTAATATCAGGTTTGCTGAGGGAAGAACGTCAGGGTTTGACTAAGCCAAATCGACTTTACATCCTTGGTCCAAAAATTATCAAGCGTGAACCTCCAGAACCGAAAAAAATACCGTCCAGAACCGTAGAAAATACCGCTCTGGATACGCAAGAAGTACAAACAATAAAGACTGATATTAGAAAGACTGATATAGATAATAATAAATTGTCGATTTATAAAGAAATTATCTCATATCTGAATCTTAAAGCTAAGAAGAATTTTAAGGTTGACACTGCTAGTCATCAAAAATTTATCAAGGCAAGACTGAAAGAAGGCTATGTCCTTGAAGATTTTAAAAAGGTTGTAGATGTCATGGTAGCGAAGTGGAAAGGTACAGAGTATGAACAGTATCTGCAACCACAAACGCTTTTCGGGAATAAGATGGACAATTATCTAAATCAACCGATGCCAAAACGCTCTACAATCTTGACTAGTACGGTTGACGAAAGGCTAGGATTTTAGATGAAACAGTTTAAACAATTCAAAACCAGAACAGTTCTTGATGATGTCTGTGAAATCCATGGATGCCATCTTTGGTCTGTTAAAATTCCAATCAAGGGAAAGGTTGAGGAAATTAGTCAATGTCCTGAATGCGAGAAAGAGAATATCCGACGCTTTGAAAAGCAACTGAATATGGAATCTGAAGTTAAAAGCAAACTATCGGATACTTACGAGGTCTTTGCTCGTGATAGTATCGTTTCAAGCAAGCTGGCAAGTAAGTCACTACATGACTATGAGATTCGAGTTGACATCGATGAAAATGCTATGAATTTTGTGAAGCGGTTGGAGCGTTGCTATGCGAAAGGTGAGACTGGCAATGCTATCATCACTGGTCCGTCTGGAGTTGGGAAGAGCCATCTGACCTATGGCTTGGCTCGGTTTCTCAATGAGCAATTTAAGTCTTATGATGAACCTAAAAGCGTGCTCTTTGTGTCAGTGGTGACCTTGTTTGATAAGATTCGAGAAAGTTTTGAGTTTGACAATGGATTTTCAGAAGCGAAGATGGTTAAGCTACTATCTGAGGTTGATTTCCTCTTCTTGGACGACCTTGGAAAAGAGAGTCGCAAGGCTGATACGAAGCGAAACGAGTGGGCGCATCAGATATTGTTCAAGATTCTGGATAATCGGACCAATACGATTATCAATACGAATCTGAGTAGCGAAGAGATTAAAGAGCTCTATTCGGACGATTTTGGGAATGGTGCTCTGTCAAGTCGCATTTTTGAGGGAGCGACAGGTAGGTGCTTTGTGTACCCAGCTGGGATGAAGGATAGGAGGTACTGATGACCTATGAAGCTAAGTTTATGCTTTACGAGCACAAGGAAGATTTAATTGATTGAGAGGAAAATAATGACTAAAAATATTTTAATGGATTTAGCATTTGAGAACTTTCACAAATGTATGGGAATTCCTGATTGGAACGAGTCTGATGAAGTAATTCTTGTTAGCTCAGCTAACAAAGAACAAATTGAGTCAGCTGAAAGTTGCCGTTCAGACGGAAAATGTAATTACCTTGGCAAACGAATTTGTATATTCTGTGAACAAGTGAAGAAAAATAATTACATCACGCTACATAAATCTATGTTAGAAAAAATTATTAAGGTAATGGAAACATTTAAAGAAGTGGAAGAAACGGGGAAGGAGAATAAAAATGATCAATAATGTTGTGTTGATTGGCCGCTTGACTCGTGATCCTGAATTACGATACACGCCATCGAATGTGGCGGTTGCGACTTTCAACCTTGCAGTAAATCGGAATTTTAAGAATCAGGCAGGTGATCGTGAAGCTGATTTTATCAGTTGCATCATGTGGCGTCAGCAAGCTGAAAACTTTGCAAACTGGATCAAAAAGGGCGCGCTTGTGGGAATCACAGGTCGTATCCAAACTCGTAGTTACGAAAATCAGCACGGTCAACGTGTATATGTGACGGAAGTTGTAGCCGAGAGTTTTCAAACGCTTGAAAAGAAGGACAACTCTGCAAACCAAGCGAGCATGGAAAACCAGATGCCACCAGGTTTTGGTGCAACGAATCCGGCGGATATTTCAGATGATGATTTGCCGTTCTAGGGAGGTAAGAAGATGAATGTACAGGAATTGATTGAGAAATATAAAAAATATGAAGATGCTTTGTTTGATATCGGAGCAAAAGTAGCTTGTCAGAAAATTTTACAAGATTTGGAACAACTAGACGAGCCTGAAAAAATCAAAGTTCCGCAGTTTGTTGCGGAAATTATCGAGTATTACAAGAAACAGAACGCTACGTTGTATGATGCGCTCAGAGAAAAGAATTTTAATAAACAATACAGTGAGTGGTTGCTGAACAAGCTGGACGCCTACGACAAAGTCGCTCGAGCGTGGCTGGACGGCTACGAGGTAGAGAAAGAGAACCAGTATGTTGTGACTTTAAAAAATGGGCAACCTTTGGTCAAATCGCAACCAGGGAGTACTCTTTATTTTAGTCAAGATGTAACAGCTGGGAATTATAAAGTTACTCGAAAAGAACTAGAAGAAGCTGGTTTTGGCTGGGTGTTTGATTGCGAAGGTGTGGAAGTTCAGGAGGTGGAGTAAATGGAAAATTTAATGTTTTGGGGAATGTTTATTGCTTGTTTGCTGATTTCGGCTATGACATTTTATATTATGTACTCTCAAGCGATGGTCAATAGAGATTTGGAAAGAAAATACAATGACTTAAAACAAGAAATTATAAGAGTTTTTGGTTGGGATGAATATGATTGGGCAAATAATTTTAGGGATTATGCTCGCAAAGTTGACGGACTTATAAAATTTAAAAAAGAAATTGAGCAACTTGAAATTATTAAAAAAGCATTAGAAGTCAAAAGTTTGGAAGAGTTGCAGAAGAAGAAAGAACAGATTGAAAGTGTAATCAAAACGTTAGAAAATTGAGGAGGTGGAGTGATGAGTTATGAGTGTTCGAATTGTTGTAAAGAAATTGAGGATGAGTTTCTGGTAGTGTAAGAGAATCATGTTATTCTTGCGTTATTTAACGATGTTGAAAATTGTTTTTGTAGTCAGCAATGTGTCAACGATTTCTTAATGATTGAATCAAAATACTTATCAACCGGAGATATACCATACGATGAGGAGGTTGAGTGATGCCTAGAAAGATACAAGCAACGATTACACAAGATCTATATGACCATGTCGAAGCAATTAAAGAATATGGTGGTTATGGAAGCGTGTCTGAAGTGGTCAATAAAGCACTTGAAAAGTTAGTAAATGAACATACTGACAATGAAATATATAAATATTATTTGCAAATGGTCAGAGTTGGAAGAAATGAGGTGGAGTGATGGTACAAACACTTGAACAAGCTACAAAAACTGAAAGCAAACGCATAAAAATCCCTGCGAAAATCAGACCGTTCGATGTAGGTTATCGAGTAGTAAACAAACACGGTCAACCGCTTGCCTTAAGAAATGGAGCAAGTATATTCGACTTACCTTTTCTAGCGGAAAAAGCTATAAAGAAAGAATTTGGGAAAAACGATCCAGATTTTGATATTGAAAAGCATTCTGTTGAAGAGGTTGCTATTATCAATTTAAGTAAACTTCATAGCTACTTTGAGGAGGTCACAGATTGAAACGAAAAAGCATATCTAAAGCCACTAGACAAAAAGTTTTAGATAAGTATGGTGGTCACTGTGCTTATTGTGGCAAGGAATTGGATTTAAAAACTTTGAGAGTGGATCATTTGCATCCTCACTATCGAGGCGGAGAGGATAGTTTTGAAAACTATATGCCTGCTTGTTATCAATGCAATTTCTACAAATCTACTTTTCTGTTAGATGAATTCAGGGAGCAGATGTCTACCTTGCACGAAAGAATCACCAAGCCATTCATAGCAAGACTTGGGTTGGATTATGGAATCATTAAAATCGAACCATTCGACGGAAAGTTTTATTTTGAGGAGGAACACGAGAAGTGAAACGATTCATTTTACTATCTGCTGGACTAAACATCTGGCAGATGGGCAGGATTGCAGAACTAGAAACAAAGCGTCCGGTTGTCGTCTACAAAGCTGATAATCAAGGCGCCGAGATAATCGGTCGTGTGGTCGGAAAAGGACAATTCGGAAAGCTATATGCAATCACAATTCGTGATTACGGCATTTTCGTAGTCACGAAAGAAGTGTATGATACAGTGAAAGTTGGAGATGAGGTAAAAATTTAGATGGAAGAAAAAGAGTTAGAAGAACTTGCTTTTGTTTTTCAAGTAGGGCAGCTCGTTTTGCACACAGCAAAGTCAATTATTAAAGATGAGAATTTGTTAGGAAGTAACGGGACGTTCGCTATTGACGGGCACAAGTTCGAGATAAAGATATCAGAGGTATCTGAAAAAGGGGTAAATATGGCAAATTTTGCAGAAGGAACAATTAAACTAAGAGGATATGCAGTAAATATTAAATCAGCTTTGAAATATATGTTTGGAGATGTTGAAAACATCACAATCGAAGAAGATACAGATGGTGAGATAATCACTTTTACTACAACGGATTCTTATTTTTATATCAATGGCACAAAACGTGCTTTTATTAACAATAATAGTTTTAAAATTCATCTTGATGATGATTTTCTTATCATCGAACTTGATAATTTTGAGCAGGCGTGGAGAGCTATCCCAGACGATTACACAAAAATATCTGAGAAATTCAATATTGACATTAAGATATTCACGTTTGAACAAGGTATGCAATTTACACAAGAAATTGAAATCTCAAAAGGTAAAATTTTAAAAGATATCGTACGTAAGTATAATAACTATGAATGGGAAGTTCCGTTCAGTAATTTTGGAGGATAAGGAATGAAACCAGAAAAAATTGACAATGTAAACAAACCAAGCCACTACCAAGGCTCAAAAGGTCTTGAAAGTATTGAAGTGATTGATAACTTTATTGGCAATCTGCCAGGTAAGGCAGCATGGTGCTGGGGCAATGCAATTAAGTATCTATTGCGCTTCCAGAAGAAAAACGGTCTTGAGGACCTGAAGAAAGCTAGAAAAAATTTAGACTGGCTTATTGAGGAGATGGAGCATGAGAATAAAAACATCAAATGACTCTATCATCAACGTTGACAGCGTGAAGCGTAGCATCACAATTGAAGGAGTTGAGTTTGGTTCAGATTGTAGCGCTCTGGTATCTAAGAATAAAGACGGAACAGGGACAATTACTCTGATATTTGAAGGAAAAGTTATTTGAAATAGAAACGAGGTGAGCGATGCCCTTCTTTCCTGACATAAACGAAGCCAAAACAAAAGAAAATGCCAAGAGAATTTTAAAAGGCTACCCTAGATGGCGTCGTGTGGCAAATGACACTGATGGGCAGAGAGTGACTACTACATATTCATTCATGCCTCGAAATCCATCAATCGGGAGAGATAGTCAAGTTGAAAAGTTGGCTATACGAAAAGTCGATGCAGAGATTGAACTTGATGCAATCGAGCAAGCTGTCAGTGGATTACATGATCCTTTATACCGTAGGATACTTTTCGAGAAATATCTTCAGTGGGATTGTAAGAAGGATGAATCAATTTCAATGGAATTATCTCTTTCAGAAAGCTCATACTATGACATCTTGGATAAGGCTCTGATGGCATTCGCAGAGTTGTATCGAAATGGTGAACAGATTGAAATTTTGGAGTAAACTTGGAGTTTTTTTGGAGTAAATTTGGAGAAAGTTCGGAGTAAATATATAATTTTGTGTGCTAAAATTATATTATGAAATATTTGTAAAAGGCAGGCACAACCTGCCTTTTCTTGTGAATTGGAGGTGATGTTGTGAAAAAAGTTGATCCAATTCGAGAAGTCGATGACATCGAACGCATGAAAGATTATCTACGTTCTAAAAGCGAGCGTAACTATATACTGATAATGTGTGGCTTGTACTCTGGATTGAGAATTAGCGACATCATTCCACTTCAAGTCAAGCATGTTCTTGGCGATCACATTGATATCTACGAAAAAAAGACAAGAAAAAGAAAAAGATTTCCTATAAATGACCAGCTAAGAAAGGCACTGGATGAGTATATCAGAGAAAATGATTTAAAAAGCTACGATTTCCTTTTTCCAAGTCGAAAGAAAAAACGGTCAAAATCTGGCAATATGCCAGGTGCAAGAATCCATCATATAAGTAGAGAAGCAGCTTATATGATATTCAAAGATGCTGCTTTGCATATTGGTCTTAAAAAAATTGGAACGCATTCAATGCGCAAGACTTTTGGATATCATTTTTATAAACGAGAAGGAAATCTGGTCATGTTGATGAAAATATTTAATCATTCAACACAGCGACAAACGCTCGATTATATTGGATACGAGCAGGATGAGATAGATGATGTGATGCTTAAATTTAAGTATTAAATCATCTTATATTTAACATATTGAGAATTTGGAAATTCAATTTTTAAAAAATAATGCTGAACCCTTGAAGAATCTGACTCTAGGGATATTTGATTGAATTTAACAGAATATAAGATATGTTAAATATAGGAGGGTATCAGAGACTGAAAAAACACCCCCCTTATATTATAAAAATTTAGCTCCCACTACTAAAAAGAAAGGCCCCTCCCTGAATGAATACCCCCAAGGAAAGACCGGACCGGAGTGGTCCTCACCGAGTTGCTTTTGAAAAGAATAAAAATATTATTCTCAAAACAAAAAATACTTGTGGGATTTGTGGACTCCCCGTCGATAAATCATTGAAGTACCCACACCCTCTATCTCCGGTCATTGACCATATTATTCCAATCAATCGCAACGGTCATCCATCAGACATTCGTAACTTACAACTTGCCCATTGGCAGTGCAACAGACAAAAGTCTGACAAGCTTTACGCCGATGATAGATCAGCCAATGCTACTGTTGTAGGTAACAGGAACTTACCACAGTCCAGGGACTGGACTAGGTATAGAGCTTGAAGTCTTAATGAAAGAATTAAAAATTTTTTTGTAAAAAAGAAAAATAAAAAAATATTTAAAACTCGAAAAAATAACAGACATGTGTGAAAGTAAGTCCTAGCTGACGATAGGGGGGTATCCCCCTCCCTCTAGGCGCTCAAGAGCTTCACGCCGTCACTGTACATTTTTTCTCGCGCTAAATCATCAAAATGAAAGGAGAGCGGTTTGGAATTGAGAGGCATTGATTATCTTAGGAGGAAGTTGAATCTCTATCAGAGTAGAGTCAATCTGAGATACAAGCATTATGCAATGCAGCACTATGAAGCACCTACAGGAATCACAATTCCTGCACACATCAGGGTAAAATATCAATCTGTCCTTGGTTGGGCTGCAAAGGGAGTTGATAGTCTTGCAGATCGTTTAATTTTCAGGGAATTTGCTAACGATGATTTTAATGTTACAGAAATATTTGATCGTAACAATCCTGATATTTTTTTCGATAGTGCTATTTTAGCTGCACTGATTGGTTCGTGTAGTTTCGTCTACATTTCGAAGGGTGAAGATGATGAGGTGAGGTTGCAAGTCATTGAATCAAGTAATGCAACTGGTGTCATTGATCCTATTACTGGGTTGCTTGTAGAAGGTTATGCAGTTCTGGCTCGTGATGATTACAATCGTCCAACACTTGAAGCCTACTTTGAGCCTAATGCTACTCACTTCATTCCGAAAGATGGTAGACCATACTCGGTTGTGAATGAAACTGGTATCCCTTTGTTGGTTCCAGTCATTCATCGTCCGGATGCGGTTCGTCCGTTTGGTAGGTCGCGAATTACCAGGGCTGGGATGTATTATCAGAAATATGCTAAGCGTACTTTGGAACGGGCGGATATTACTGCTGAGTTCTACTCATGGCCACAAAAATACATTCTTGGGCTTGATCCTGATGCGGAACCTATGGAGAAATGGAAAGCTACTGTATCAAGCTTACTGACGATTTCTTCAAGCGATAAAGGTGAGAAGCCGAGCGTTGGACAGTTTACTACAGCTAGCATGTCACCGTTTACTGAACAACTGAGAACAGCCGCTGCTGGATTTGCTGGTGAAATGGGCTTAACTTTGGATGATTTGGGCTTTGTGTCTGACAATCCATCATCTGTTGAAGCTATCAAGGCTAGTCACGAGAATTTGCGTTTGGCTGGGCGTAAGGCTCAGCGCTCACTAGGTGCTGGATTGCTAAATGTCGCTTATGTTGCAGCTTGTTTGCGTGATGAGTTTCGCTATACTAGAAGCCAATTTGTAAGAACTACAGTCAAATGGGAACCATTGTTTGAAGCGGATGCGAATACAATGACCATGATTGGTGACGGTGTTGTGAAGTTGAATCAGGCATTACCTGGTTACATCAATGCGGAGACAATTCGAGACCTTACTGGTATTGCTGGAGACATGTCGGCTAAACCAGTAGTAAGCGAGGGCGGTTCAGATGGAGAATGATGTTTTACCTGGTATCTTGCAAGAGGTTCAGGATAGATTTGAACGAGATTTTGGTAAGAGCGAGATTGTCAGAAATGCTTTTGCTGCGTTAAAAGCAAAAAAAGCCACTTACAAAACTGCAAATGAGTTTGCGGTTGAAATTGGAGAGATTCTCTCTAAAGCTCTAGGAGCGTCTCTGAGCGCCGATAAATTACCAGACGGAAAAATGTATTACAATATCGCTCAGCGTTTGCTGACGGACGTGCTAGGACGAAATCACGAGCTTGTGAGTGGTTATGCTAGTGATGTTCAGAAGAATTTGAATGATGAAGCAAAAATCGGTCTGAAAGTGCAAGTCCCTGAATTGAATCAGGATCGAATCGCTGGAATTGTGAATCGCTTTTCGTCTGAGGAGAATTTTGAGGATGTCAGTTGGTTGCTTGGTGAACCTATTGTGAACTTCACTCAGTCCATTATCGATGATAGTATCCGGAAGAATGCGGAGTTTCATGCTAAAACTGGCTTGGTACCGACGATCAGTAGACACTCTACTGGACGTTGTTGCAAATGGTGTGATAGTTTAGTAGGAAATTACATATATGGTGAAGAACCAGCGAATTTCTACAGAAGACATCAGCATTGTACTTGTGTAATTGATTATCATCCTAAAAACGGGAAACGTCAGAATTCTTGGACTAAAAAATTCAGCAAGGATAGTTCAAATGAGCTAGAAATTCGTAAGCAAATGAATATTGATGTGCGTGATAATAATCGCAAAGCAGATATTCAGGAATACAAGAAAATAGTTGATGTTTTAGGAGTTCAAAATGCTCCTATTTCACTAGCAAAGTTTCAGGATTTGAAGTATAATGGTGGTGAGGGATATCAAGAACTAAAAGACCGCGTCCGTTGGTCTCAGGCTAGCTTTCCTACTGAAAAATCTTTCAACGGGCACTTCAGAAAACATAGTGAAGAATTTGGTAATATTACACAATCGCAGTATCTTGAACTAGGGAGAACACTTTTAGGTGAACCTATTGGCGATAATGTACTTGGTTATGATACGGAATACCGACGTGTAAGATATGATTTAGAAAAAAACATATTTGCATTGGGTGATAACAAAAGGGGACGTGTTACAACGATCCTAAAACCAGAGGAAGGAGTGAATTATTTTGAGCAAGATTGGAAAAGGCAACTTGGTGATGATCAATGATGAAGAGTATGTACATTGTCCGGTCTGTGGAACATTGACTGCTGTTTATGACATTTGTGATCATTGTAATTGGCAAAATACGGGTGAAACCAACATTGATGGAGGTCCAAACAAGATGACATTAGCAGAAGCTAAACAAGCTTATGCTAAGGGTGAACCGATTAAATAGAAGCACTTAACTGGGTTTGAAGTTAGGTGCTTTTCTTATGCTCAGAAAGAAAATTTTGATGAACAAATACAAAAAATTGATAGGATTGATTGAAGATAACAATCTGGAGATACAGTCCTCTAAATGTTACGACCCACAGAGCGCTTGGCATGGCGAGGAGTTATGGATTGTTGATAAGAAAAACAATAATAAAATTTTTGATTTATCGGGTAACGGTTACTGCTTTCATGACGATTCTGTCGAAAAAGCTATTGAAGAAGTCGAGAAGTATCTATTATTGAAAAAGATGGATACGTTTGATGATTTCAAAAAATGGGTGGAAAAGAATGCTAAACCTCAAGAGAATACTTAGAAAGGAGTAAACTATGATTATCTGGGAATGGGTATCAATCGCTTTAGGGTGGTTGGTATTTTTGTTTTTAATCTTTATTATTTCAGCGTTAATTAGCGGGATAATTGATGGCATAAAGAAAGGATTGAAGAAATGAAATACAGAAAGAAACCTGTGGTAATTGAGGCTGTTCAACTTAATGAACGCTGTTTGATTGAAGAAGATTGGTTTTGGGACGCAGTGACAAGAAACGAGATTATCGTTCACGATAATGGCAAGTGGAATAAAAATCCCGCATGGTGTGAGATTAAAACACTTGAGGGGGTCATGGTCGCAAAAACAGGCGATTATATCATCAAAGGTGTGCAGGGTGAATTCTATCCGTGCAAGCCTGATATTTTTGCAGAAACATACGAAGAAGTAGAGTATCTGAATATTTTAGATACTATTTAGGAGGTGATCCGATATCTCCCAGCGACAGGGTTATCATGCGATGACGATTGAAAGGAATGTAGAATGGCGAGGAAGAAACTTGGCAATCAGAATCCTACTCAATCGGTGATTTTAAAATACGTCAAGAAAAATTCAAAAGCTAAAGAAGCGATTGAACTTTACGAACGGACTGGTCTTTCTTGCTATGCTTGGCAGAAGAATCTATTGCTGCCTTTGATGGCTGTTGATAAAAATAGTCTTTGGGTGCATCAGAAGTTTGGTTACTCTATTCCTCGTCGTAATGGGAAATCTGAAATCCTTTATATTCTTGAAATTTGGGGTTTGCACAAGGGATTGAATATCCTGCATACGGCTCACCGGATTTCTACATCTCATTCCTCTTTTGAAAAGGTCAAGCGATACCTTGAGAAAATGGGGTATGTGGATGGTGAGGATTTCAATTCTATACGAGCAAAGGGACAGGAGAGAATTGAACTTTATTCAACAGGTGGTGTTATCCAATTTCGTACTAGGACATCAAATGGTGGTCTGGGTGAAGGATTTGACATGCTGATCATTGACGAGGCTCAGGAGTACACGACTGAGCAAGAATCTGCTTTGAAATATACGGTTACGGATAGTGAAAATCCTATCACAATCATGTGTGGAACACCTCCGACACCAGTATCAAGTGGAACGGTCTTTACTAAGTATCGTGAGACTTGTCTCTTTGGAAAAGGGAAGTATTCTGGCTGGGCTGAGTGGTCGGTTTCTGATGAAAAGGAAATTGACGATGTGGAAGCTTGGTATAATTCTAATCCGTCTATGGGATACCACTTAAATGAGCGGAAGATTGAGGCAGAGCTTGGTGAGGATAAGCTGGACCATAATATCCAACGTTTGGGATTTTGGCCAACTTACAACCAGAAATCTGCTATTTCTGAAACGGAGTGGAATGAGCTCAAGGTGGATGATGTCCCAGAGTTATCTGGGAAGTTATCTGTTGGCATTAAGTATGGTCAGGATGGAACGAATGTAGCAATGAGTATTGCTGCACGTACCAAGGATGGCCGTTACTTTATCGAGACAATAGATTGTCAATCCGTTCGTAATGGGAATGAGTGGATGGTTGCCTTTTTGCGTCAAGCTAACGTGGCTCAAATTGTCATCGATGGCGCAAGTGGTCAAAAAATCCTAGACGAAGAGTTGAAGGATTATAGAATCAAGAATGTGATTCTACCAACGGTGAAGGAAATCATCGTGGCCAACGCTCTTTGGGAACAGGGTATTTACCAGAAAACCATCTGTCATGCTGGTCAACCATCATTATCTAAAGTAGCCACTAACTGCGACAAGCGGAATATTGGCTCAAATGGTGGCTTTGGTTATCGATCGCACTTTGACGATATGGATATTTCTTTGATGGATAGCGCTTTGCTTGCGCATTGGGCTTGTGCTACGACCAAGCCTAAGAAAAAGCAAAAAATCAGTTATTAAAATAAGCGGTCTTGTGACTGCTTTTTTTGATGCAAAAAATTACCGAACTGCCGGGGAAGCAGGAGAAAGGAGACATGAGAATGTCAGAATTTAAACAAATCACTACACAAGAAGAATTTGATGCTGCTATTAAGGCTCGCTTATCTCGGGAGAAAGAGAAGTATGCCGACTATGACCAGATTAAATCTCTTGTTGAAGACTTGAAAAAAGAAAATGTTGAATTGAAGTCAACAATTGAAGCTAATCGTCAAAGTAAGGCGGATGCTGACAAGCAACTTGAAGAGATGCAGAATCAAATCTCTAATTATGAGACGGCTAGTCTGCGAACTCGTGTGGCTTTGCAGTACGGATTGCCTTACGATCTTGCCGACCGTTTGCAGGGAACTGATGAAGATAGCTTCAAAGCAGATGCAGAGCGCTTGGCTGGATACATGAGACCTAAGGAATCAATCCCGCCACTAAAAACAAATGAGCCTAATTTAGGCGATGATAAAGATGCAGCATTAAAAGGAATGTTGCACAAAATGAGAGGAGAATAATTTATGGCAACACTACAAACAGGGGATCTTTTCCCAGTCGAAACAGTCCAAGATATTTTTAGTAAGGTAAAGGGACATTCAACCCTTGCAAAACTTACTACTCAAGAACCTATTCCGTTTTCTGGAACTGAAACATTTGTATTCAATCTTGAAGGAAATGCTGAAATCGTAGGTGAAGGCAATCCTTCGAACGCTGGAAGTGCAACTATGAAACCAAAGGTAATCAAACCTATTTTGATTACTTACCAAGCACGGGTATCTGAGGAGTTTGTAAAATGTTCTGAAGAAAAACAATTGTCTTACCTCAAATCATTTATTGATGGCTTATCTAAAAAAGTTGCACAAGCAATTGATATTGCTTCATTCCATGGACTTGAACCAAAATCAATGACAGATGCTTCTTTTAAAACAACAAACTCATTTGATGGTTTGATTACAGGAAATGTAGTTGCGTATGAAGCAAGTAAAATTGATGAAAATATTGATGCTGCTGTTGCAACCATCACAGCAAATGATTGCGAAGTAAATGGGATCGCATTGTCTCCTGCTGCAGGAGCAGCACTTGGAAACATCAAGGTAAACGGGGTAGTCCAATATCCTGAATACCGTTTTGGCCAAAATCCAGGATCATTTTACGGAATGAAGTCTGATGTTAATAAAACATTGACTACTGTTGCAAGTTCGGCTAAAAAAGACCATGTTATCGTTGGTGATTTTGAAAATGCTGTTAAATGGGGGTATGCAGAGGAAATTCCTCTTGAAATCATTAAATACGGTGATCCAGATGGAGCTGGTCGTGACTTGAAACGCTACCGTGAAGTTTGCTTGCGTACACAAGTGTATGTAGGTTGGGGAATTCTTGACGAGCAGGCATTTGCTCGTGTGGAGGCTTAATATGGAATATATTAACAAAGAAACCTTAGCAACAATTGAAACAGACAGTAAATTGGCAGGTGATTGGGTTCCTATTAGTGAATTCAAGGAAGAATATCGCCTTACCGTTCCAGAAATCAAGGCGAAACTTGATGAATTGGGTGTTGAGTATGATAGCAAGGCAAATAAATCTGCTTTGCTTGATTTATTAATTGCTAACGAAGGGTGAGTTAGATGGAAAACTTTGCAACAGTAGAAGATTTGAAAAAATTGTGGCGGGCGTTGAAATTCGATGAGGAAAAACGAGCCGAGGCGCTGTTGGAAGTTGTTTCTCATTCTCTTCGTGTTGAAGCTAAAAAAGTTGGCAAGGATTTAGATGGGTTGGCGGCTACTGATCCATCTTTTGCCATGGTCGTTAAGTCCGTCACGGTTGATGTGGTAGCTCGCACCTTGATGACCTCTACTGATCAGGAACCAATGACTCAAATGGCTGAGTCTGCTTTAGGATATTCCTTCAGTGGTTCTTATCTAGTTCCTGGTGGCGGTCTCTTTATCAAGGATTCAGAATTGAAACGTCTGGGCCTCAAAAAGCAAAGATACGGGGTGATTGATATTTATGGGACGGATTAAAGGAATTACTGTAACTTTGATTGGAAAAACCAAGACTGGAAAGGATGACTTTGGACATCCAATCTACGAGAATTCTGAAATTCAAGTAGATAATGTCCTGGTTGTTCCAGCTTCGACAGAAGATGTCACTACTCAGCTTAGTTTGACCGGGAAGAAGGCTTCTTATACGCTAGGCATTCCCAAAGGCGATAAGAACGAGTGGAAAGACCGTGAAGTTCGCTTCTTTGGGCGCAAGTGGCGCACGATTGGCATTCCGTTAGAAGGCATTGAAGCCATGATGCCTTTGGAATGGAATAAGAAAGTGATGGTTGAAGCGTATGAGTAATTTTAAAGTCAAGCTTATCGGTGCGGGTGTAGGAGCTCTTTTGAAATCCAAAGAGGTTCAGGACATTCTGAACAAAGAAGCGACAGTCATTAAAAAAAGATGTGGCCCTGGTTATGAACAAGATAGTCACGTTGGTAAGACAAGGGCCAATGCTATGATTTATCCAGCAACGCGAAAAGCGAAGAGGGATAATTTGAAAAATAACACTTTGTTGAAGGCGGTGCATTAGATGATTGAAATTATTATCAAGAAATATCTTGACGGTCATTTAGATGTACCGTCATTTTTTGAGCATGAAGCTGAAGCTCCCGATAGCTTTGTCATTATTCAAAAAACTGGTGGTAAGGAGCGAAATCATTCTGGTAGTGCGACCTTTGCTTTTCAAAGCTATGGCCCAACTATGCAGAAGGCTGCAGAGCTTAATGTGAAAGTGAAAAGTGCTGTGAAGGGATTGATTGAATTAGATTCAATCTGTGGTGTCCACCTGAACAGCGATTACAATTTTACGGACACTGAAACGAAACAATATCGATATCAAGCTGTATTTGATATTAATTATTTTTAAAAAGGAGAAATTAAATGGCTACAGAAGCAAATGTAACGACTGCAAAACCTAAAATCGGAGGTGCGGTTTATTCTGCGCCCCTTGGAACAGCACTGCCGACCGACGCAACTACAAAATTAGATGATGCGTTTAAAGCACTAGGTTATATTTCAGAAGATGGTATGACCAATAGCAACTCCCCTGAGTCAGAAAATATTAAGGCATGGGGTGGTGTAGTTGTGAGTTCGGTTCAAAAGGAAAAGACAGACACCTTCAAATATATGCTTATTGAAGCATTGAATGTAGATGTTTTGAAAGAAGTTTATGGATCAGATAATGTATCCGGTGATTTGTCATCAGGAATTTCCATTAAGGCAAATTCAAAAGAATTGCCACACCACTGTCTGGTTATCGAAACAGTTCTAAAAGGTGGTGTACTTAAACGTATTGTTATCCCTTCAGGAAAAGTAACTGCCATCGATGAAATCACTTATAACGATGGAAGTGTTCTTGGATATGGTACAACAGTAACTGCGTTTCCTAATGCTGCTGACGACACACACTATGAATACATAAAAGGAGCTTAATCATGTCAAAACAAAATCGCAAAAAGAAAAATAAAGGAGCTGCGCCACAAATTAAAACAATCCGTGGTGTGACTTCAACCGGATTTGCTTTTGAAATCACAAAAGAGCGCTTGGAAAACTATGAGCTGCTCGAAGCAATCGCTGAAGTAGATACAAATCCGGCAGTTTTACCAAAAGTAGTACAACTCATGCTTGGTAACAAATCCGAAGATTTGAAAAATCATGTGCGAACTGCGGATGGCATTGTTCCTCTGGATAAAATGGGAGCAGAAATTAGTGAGATCTTTTCAAGTCAGAATCAGTTAAAAAAATAGCGCTCCTTGCTAGAATGATTCAAACAGATGAAGACGCTCTTATTTGTGATTTAGCTGAAACTTATGGAATTTTTGACTACAGACAGTTACCTGCTGACCAGGTAGCTGTTTTTGCTTTTGGTTTGAGAGATGATGCACGGATCAAACTAGCAATGACCAATAGCAAAGTTCCTTTTGAAACCTTTTTGCTTGCAGGTGTTCTTGATAGGCTTTCTGCTCTTGTTTGGTTTAAAACAACAGATGGCCAGAAAGGAATCAATAAACCTGTTATGGTTGCGCAGGAACTGACAGGTAAAACTAAAGCTAAAGAAAACAAGGAGATGATCTTTGATTCTGGTGAGGACTTTGAAGAATATCGTCAGCAAATTCTAGAAAAGATAGGAGGTGAGGATTAGTGGCGACAGAAATAGCACAGGCTTATGTACAATTGATACCATCAGCCAGAGGTATTACTGGTAAAATCCAATCAATCCTCGATCCTGAAGCGAGTGCAGCAGGGCAAAGTGCTGGACAGTCATTGGGTTCTAGCATGATGGCAACATTAAAAAAAGTTATCGTTGCAGCTGGTATTGGTAAGGCATTTAAGGCCACTTTAAATGAAGGTGCAGCGCTCCAGCAATCTCTCGGAGGTATTGAAACTCTTTTCAAAGATTCTGCTGATAAGGTCAAGGGGTATGCTAATGAAGCCTACAAGACGACAGGTCTCTCAGCTAATGCCTATATGGAGAACGTGACAGGCTTCTCAGCGAGTCTCTTGCAGTCTTTGGGTGGAGATACTAACAAGGCTGCTGAAACGGCTAATATGGCCATGATTGATATGTCAGATAATGCGAACAAGATGGGGACATCGATGGAGAGCATTCAGATGGCATATCAAGGTTTTGCGAAGCAAAACTACACCATGTTGGACAACCTGAAGCTTGGTTACGGTGGTACCAAGCAGGAAATGGAGCGCCTTTTGAATGACGCTCAGAAGTTGACTGGTGTCAAGTACGACATTAACAACCTTTCAGATGTTTATAATGCTATCCATGCTATCCAAGAAAATCTCGACATCACTGGTACAACTGCCAAAGAGGCGGCATCCACTTTTAGTGGGTCTTTTGAATCCATGAAAGCAGCTGCTCAGAACGTCCTTGGAAAGCTAGCGTTGGGAGAGAATATCCTACCTTCTCTACATGCTTTACTTAAAACAACATCTACCTTTCTCTTTGATAATTTTTTACCAATGGTTGGAAATATTTTTTCTGGCCTTGGCTTGGTTTTGACTGAAGGGATTAGCCAGATTGCTTCTCAGCTTTTTGGGGATGCTTTTGGAAGTGCCGTCTTTGATCAACTATCTCGTGTAACAGGAATCTTTGAGACCTTTTTTGATATGATTTTTGGGTCATTAAGCAAGCAGGATAACATTGATATTCTGAATACGATTGGTTTTAGCGAGGAAGCTGCAACGCAAATTGTCAATATTGCAGATAATATCCGAGTTACTTTTGAAAATATTGGGGTTGTTGCTGGTAATGTAGCAAGCATTGTTGTTGATTTCGTTGGAGATCTGTTAGGGATTAAAGACGGAGAGCAGGGAGTGAATTTGCTAGGCATTGCCTTTGAAAGTATCACAGGTTTTATCAGAGATGCCTCTGAAAGTCTTAGCAAATTTACCTCTTGGTTAAAAGATTCACCTCTTGCATTAGATGCCTTAAAATCGGCTGTTGTTGGTATTACGAGTGCATGGGCAGGATATAAAGCTGTCTTAGCAGTAATAAAAGGAATTGAAACAATCAGGAATGCAACTCTAGCTATTACGAATGGCTTAATGCTAGCTCAGTTCGTAAGAACCGGTGCACTCACTACCGCAGAGGCGGCGAATGCGGCTGCAACCATGGGAGCAAGTGGAGCGTTTGGTATCTTTAATGCAGTTTTATCTGCAAATCCGATTGGCCTAATCGTAACGGCAGTGGCAGCATTGACAGCTGGTCTTGTATGGTTCTTTACGCAAACAGAAACTGGTCAGCAAATTTGGTCATCTTTTGTGGATTGGATCAAGCAGGCATGGCAGGGGATTGCTGATTTCTTTGTCGGTATTTGGTCTGGTATCTCTGAGGGTGCTAGCACATTGTGGGATGGAGTTGTTACAACTTGGAATGCTTACATTGAGTCTTTAAAGGCCATGTGGAATGCTGTTGCAACATTCTTTTCGGACTTGTGGGTAAGTATTCAAGAGGCCGCATCTGTGGCCTGGACAGCTATCACGACAGTAGTGATGGCGATTGTTCAACCGTTCATTGATGGATTTATGAATGTTTGGAATAACATTTCAGACGGTCTTACTCAAATTTGGGAAGGGATTAAGATGATTTTTCAAGGTGCTTGGGAATTTATCAAATCGATTTTCTTGGGTGCTATTCTGATCATCATTGACCTTGTGACAGGGAACTTTAACCAGCTGGGAGCTGATCTTTCTCTAATTTGGGAAGGCATTAAAAATGGCATTTCTCTGATATGGGAAGGGATTAAAACATTCTTTTCAGGTATTGTAGATACTATTGTTGGTTATGGTATTGCTGTTTTTGAAAATTTTTCAGCTACTTTATCTGCGATTTGGGAATTTATCAAGTCGGCTGCTTCAGCGACTTGGGAATGGATAAAATCTACTGTAACAAGTCTAATAACAGGTTTGGTGCAGGGAGCTCAAAATATCTGGGATGGCTTTATGAACTTCCTATCAAGTTTGTGGGAAGGGATTAAGTCAACGGCAAGTAATGCTTGGAGTTCTCTAGCTTCTAGTGTTCTAAACATTATCAATGGTCTCGTATCCGGGGCGCAAAATGCTTGGAACAGCATGTCTAATGCGGTATCTAATCTGATAAGTAATGTAACTGGATTCTTTAATCAATTGTGGAATATTGACCTATTCGCAGCCGGTCAAGCAATTTTACAAGGTTTCTTGAATGGTTTGCAGTCTATGTGGTCTTCTGTCACTGACTTTGTTGGTGGAATTGCGGATTGGATTCGTGACCACAAAGGACCGATCGAATATGACCGTAAACTTTTGATTCCTGCTGGTAATGCAATTATGGGAAGTTTAGACAATGGATTAAAAGATGGATTTAAATACGTCAAGAAAACGGTCGGAGGGATGGCTGGAGAAATCTCTGATGTATTTTCAGGGGATAACCTGGATCTTAATTCCTCTGCATCTGTGACTAAAAGTCTTGAGGCGCAGTTGGCTATGCCGTCGTCTCAATTTGAAGTACATGAGAGTAAAACCGTGTCTGAGATAGCGATTCTGAGAGCAAGTATGGAGAAGATCCTTACTGCTATCCTTGAAAAATCGTCAGATGTCTACCTAGACAATGATATTATCTCGTTAAAAACCTATGAGCAACACGGTGCAATTTATGCAAGGGAGGGAATTTAATGAATTATATGATCATCAATGGTTTCAACACCTCAACCCTTCCTGGTTGTGTTGTGACAGATTTTGGGAAGGTTGAGGCTGCTAAACCGAGAGGGGAGGTAGCCAACCTTCATGGAGTCAATGGTAGTTACCGTGTAGTGGACGGTTCCTTTGACAGTTACGAAAGAACCTTCATTCTTCACGTTAAAAAAATGGTTGAGATTTCAAGTATTCTTGATAAATTTCAATCGAATGACAATGTTTTGGAGTTTAGCTATCAGCTTGGTTCATTGTTTTATGCTAACTTTGTGACTGCTAGTTTTGAACCTTTTGGGAATCATGCTTGGAAATTAGAGATTAAACTTGACATGCAACCATTCCGCTATCAGAAGAACGTAGATCCTGTTGTCCTTACTGCATCCGGCACAATCAACAATCCTGGAACGATTTATTCGGAACCAATCATCGAAATTGAGGGAGATGGTGATATCTCCCTCACGATTGGTCGGAAAACTATGTACCTAGCGATTAAGACCAAGGCCACGATTGATTGCAGGCAAGGCAAGCAAAACATCTACAACGCTACTGGAGCGGTTCAGAATACGCTTCGTAAGCGTGGGGGATTCTTGGAAATCCCGACTGGTAAGGTCGGTGTTTCGTTTACTGGAAATGTTCGTAAGATCACTATTCGACCGAATTGGAGGTATAAGATTTGATTTATTTAACAAATGGCAACACACCTCTGAACGCTGCTTACGAGGATAGGATTGTCCAAGAAGATGGCAGTACCTACCAATTGAGCTTCCGATTTCCGACGTCGGATTCCTTATGGGAAAAGCTGAAAGAGGAGACATTTCTGACAGCTGATGACCTACACGGTGAGCAGGATTTCGTCATCTTTGAAGTTGAGAAGAAGCACGGCTATATTCAAGTCTATGCAAACCAAGTTTTCACCCTCTTGAATAACTATGTGGTAAATCCTATCTCTTTGGACAGACAGACTGGTTCGACTGCCTTGAGTCGCTTTGCCGGAAGCATCACTCGTAGTCATCCATTTTCGTTTTTCTCAGACATCAGCGAGCGTCACACCTTCAACATCGATGCCAAGAATGCCATGGAAGCCTTCGTGAAAGATAAGCACTCCATCTTTGGTCAATGGGGTGGTGACCTTGTGCGTCATGGCTACCAAGTACGGCTTTTGAAAAATGGCGGTTCAGAGAACGAATCGCTTTTTATGTACAAGAAGAACCTGTCTAGCTACCAGCATAAGACCTCTACCAAGTCTTTAAAGACTCGAATTACTTTCATCGCGACAGTCAAAGGTGAGGGAGAAAAGGCGCCTGACCGCAAGTTGTCTGTGGTTGTGGATAGTCCACTCATTAACAAGTACAGTCAAATCTATGAAGATGTGATTGAGGTTAATGATCAGGATGTGAAGGATGAAGCGAGCCTGCGAAAATATGGCGAGCAGTATTTCAAAACATCACTCTGCGACATGATGGAAGATAGCCTTGAGCTTGAGGTTGTCGGTCAGAGTGACGTGCCTGTTCAGATGTATGACATCGTGAGCCTGTTTCATGAGGTATACAATCTGGATGTGCGCAAGAAAATCACCAAGTACACCTATTCGCCAATGGCAAATAAGCTACTATCTATTGGATTTGGAAAATTCAAGTCAGGTTTGTCCAACATGGTTTCTAACGCGGTCAGTGATGCGGTCAAGAATGAAGTGCAACAACTTCATGATGATTTTGAACAGCAGTTAGAGAGAGAACTAAAAAATGCGGATCTTGCTTTTGACCGTCAAAAAGAGGAGTTGGTCAACCAATTCACAGATGGTCTTAACGCTGCCAAAGCCAGAGCCGAAGAAGTCAAGAGGGAACTCTCTGACACTATCGACCAGCGTTTCAGTAGTTTCAACAATGGTCCTCTGCAAGAAGCCAAACGAAAGGCAGAGGAAGCCTTGCGAAACGCTGGCGCCAGCAGCCTGCTTGCTCAAGAAGCGAAGCGGATTGGTCTGGACTCTATTGCTAAACTTGAAGAATTCAAGAGACAGGCTACGAGCGCTCAAACGGCTCTGTCAGGTGATTTGGACGCTCTGAAACGGACGGTCACAAGTGAGGTTAATCAAGCTTCAGAATATCGCAGAACGACCACAGAGGCTCTTAGTCGAATGACTGGCCAGATGAACGGATTTGCGACGAAGTCAGAGGTTGCTCAGGGCATTGATGGATTGACTCAGACATTTGCCAAAATGAAGGTCGGCGGGCGGAATCTATGGATAAAATCCAAGACGGTTGGAGCTGTAATTGAAAAATTACCTGAAAACCACGTCACAGGTCAAAAAGAATGCTATAGGCTAGAGAACAACTCGACTCTAACCTTCAACATTGAACCAGATTTCAGCTCAAGGCTGCATCAAAAGGTCACTTTTAGCGCTTGGATCAAGTATGAAAATGTCGTTCAAGGTCAAAACTTTTGGAATGTATTTAATTGCTTCAAACATTATCTTTTTAGAAAAAATAGTAAGACCGGAGTACAGAGTAGTCCGGATTATACTACGCTTGGTATGTATAAGGGTTCGTCAGATTGGAAGTATATCACGTTCACTTATGATTACTCTGAGAACCAAAATTTTGATCAATTGAAGACATCATTGCGTTTCAATCTTGAAGGTGCTACAAGCGGTACAGCTTGGGTTACAGGAATCAAGGTTGAAATCGGTAGTGTGGCGACGGATTGGTCACCAGCACCAGAAGATGGAGAAAACGAACTTTTAGTCGCTAAAACTGAGTTCAAGAAGACAGCTGACGGTCTAACTACTAAGATGGCAGCAGTCGAAACCTATGTCGGGCAAGACAGCCAGCGACAAGAAGCCTTGAGAAGATACTCTCGCGAGGAGAGTGCTCGTCAAGCGACAGCAGTTCGTGAGCTGGTCACAAGGGACTACGTTGGTAAATCGACTTATCAGGAGGATGTAAGAGGCATTGAGCGTAGGCTTGAAGCTATTACCAACCCACAAAATGGTGCGATAGCGACCCAGATTGCCAGATACAAAACAGCAGTAGATGGCAGATTTGCAGATATCACTTCATTGATTGCTGGTAAGGCTAATCAGACAGACTTCCAGCGTGTGAAGGAAACCAGTCAGCTTTACGAGCGGATTTTGGGCAATACTGAAAATGGAATTGCGGATAAGGTCGCTCGCATGGCCATGACCAACCAGCTGTTCCAGATTGAGGTGTCTAAGAATGAAGGCCTAAAAACAGTCCAAAGACAGATCGCTGACTCATGGTCGGTTCAAAATTTGACCAGCGCCGGCTCTATCATTTCGCAAATCAATGCGACGAACAATCAAATCTTGATTGAAGCGGAGAAGATTCGCTTGAAAGGTAAGACCTTGCTTGATGAGCTGACAGCTATTCAAGGTTATTTCAAACGCTTATTTGTTGGTGAGGGTGCGTTTGCTAAGCTGAACGCTGAAATTATTGCTTCAAAGACCATCACAGCAGATAAGCTGGTCATGGATATGGCCATGGCTCGGATGTTCGTCTCAAGCGATATCTTCACAGATACGCTTGCAGCTAAAGAAGCCTTCATCAATAAGCTTCGGTCAGTCGTAGTAACGGCGACTTTGCTCGAAGGTTACAAAGGCCGTATTGGTGGATTCCAGATTGGTACACATGAGAAAGATTCGTCGGTGTACTGGATTACTGGAGAAAATCAATTTTCGGTCGGTATGAGTAATGGGACTGGTCAATGGTCACAAACGGCTTTGTGGGTCAACTGGGGAAATAATTGGGGGTATCCTGGAGATTATGCTTGGTATGTGAAAAATAATGGTAAGATGTATTGCTACAATACAGCAGAATTTTGGAACACGCCAGTCATCCATGGGAACCTGCGCGTTACCGGTCACATTTACTACAACAATAAAGATTCCGAAAAATCTGGTTACTGGATTCACTCGTCCAAATACTCAAATTTTGAGCCTTCGGATAACTATCTTTACCTTTATTACAGCGGTTCAGGTTACGACTGGATCCCAATGAATAAAGAAATCTCAGACCGTCGATATAAGCACAATATCGAAGCTAGTACAGTTTCCGGGCTAGATGTAGTCGAAAATTTGAAGACGTACAGCTATCGCAAACAATACGATGGAAAAATAGAAGATATCGCTTGCGGTATCATGGCGCAGGATGTACAGAAGTACGCTCCTGAAGCGTTCTACGAGAATCCCGACGGAGCATACTCGTATCGCACATTTGAATTGGTTCCTTATTTAATTAAGGCTATTCAAGAGCTCAATCAAAAAATAGAAAAATTGGAGAAAACAGCATGAACGAAACATTGAATCAATTAGCTATGGAGTCACTAGCTAAGAAATTAGCACAAGCAGAAATGCAAGCTGCGCAAAATGAAGCATTCTATCTTTTTGCTGCAAGTGAATTGCAAAAGATGAATGAAGTTTTGGAATACGACCCTGCTCTAAAAGAGCTTTTTGAAGAAACAAAAGCAAAAATGCAAAAAGGAGAATAAAAAATGACAGTAAGTAGTTATGAACTAGCAAGCAAACCTTATACTCGCGGTTTTGGAGAAAATGTGGCGACCGTAGTAGAAATTCGTCTGTCAGAAGGTAATCGCTACAGCACGAATATGCGTGAGTTGGCAGGAGACCGGACGAACGAATCAGAAGACACGCTGATTCAAGCGGTTCTGGATATCCTGAAAGCTGAATTGGATCCAGGTGCTGCAATCGTCAAAACACAGGCGCAACTTGAACAGGCCAATCAGAAGATTGCTCAAAACAAGAGCGAGCAGGACAGACTTTCTGCGCTTGCAAGTAAAATTGATAAAGTAGTGCGTGTTATGGCTCAAGATTCCATCATGGGTGAAAAAATTGCCTACGGAACAACCTACAAGGAGCTTGTAGAACTCTTCCCATTTGTAGAAGAAGGCAAGGCTTATCAACCAGGTGATATGTTTGTGATTGAAGATCCTGAACACGTCGAATTGAACGGAGAGGGCAAGAGCGTCTTGATTCAGACGAATCAGGTTTTTACTTACAAAGGTGAATCTCTCAAGCAACTTGAAGGCGGACCATCTCAAAATGGCCTTCTTGCAATCTGGAAGTGGGATGGCCAAAAGAATGGAAGTGATCTTGAAACTACTCGAGTTCCTGCACAATAGATTGGAAGTGGTCTGATTGGAATTACTAGCATTTCTAGATAAATTGAGTCCAATTCTAATCGTAATCATTCCTAGCTATTTTTCTTTCAAAAGCACGCAGAACACGAAAGAGACTGATAAGCAAATCAGTCTCTTATCTGACAAAATTAGTGCTATTGAAAAAACAGTTTCAAACGTTGAGACTATTGGAAAAGATAATAGCAAAGGATTGACCATTATTGGAAAAGGTCTTCAAAGATTACAACGTTTTCGATTACAAGAAAACCTAAAAAAAGCAATTAGACGAGGCAATACCAATCAGCATGAGATTGAGGAGTTGTCTCGTCTTTATGAAAGTTATGTCGAACTTGGTGGAAATGGAGCCATCAAGGTATTGTATGAAAAATTTCTGGCATTGGAAATTGTGGAGGAAAATATAAATGCAACAAATCAATGAAATTATTGCAAACGGAGCAATCAGCATTCTTGTAATTTTGGCTGGTATCGCAGTCAAATCGGTCAAAGACTACCTGGTTCAAAAAGGTGGAGAAAAGACCATCAAGATTGTTGAAATCTTGGCCAAAAATGCGGTCAATGCTGTGGAACAGGTCGCTTCAGAAACTGGCTATAAGGGGGAAGAGAAGCTAGAGCAAGCACGCACTAAAATTCGTGCTGAACTTAGCAAATATAACATCAGTATGACTGACCGCGATCTTGATACATTTGTCGAGTCAGCGGTTAAGCAGATGAATGATAATTGGAAAGGGGATGATGCGAATGTCTAAAAAACAAGATATGATTAACGACATCATGTCTCATGCTGACGCTGGAACTGGTGTTGATTACGACGGAATGTACGGCTATCAATGTGCAGATGTGACGTGCTACGGGATCTACGAGTATTTCGGTATTCGGCTGTGGGGCAACGCTATCGACTTGCTACGATCTGCAGAATCAGCAGGCTTGCAGGTCGTATATGGTGCTCAATATCCAAAGGCTGGCTGGTTCTTTGTTAAGAACTTCGTAGCAGGTGATGGAGTGAATTATGGTCATACTGGCCTTGTCTACGAAGACTCAGACGGCTCTACAATCAAGACGATTGAGCAGAATATCGATGGTAACTGGGACTATCTTGAAGTCGGTGGGCCTTGTCGCTACAACGAGCGCTCTGTTGATTCCATTGTGGGGTATATCGTGCCGCCTGAAGAAGAAGAATCAGGATGGAAGAACGACGC